ACTGCGGCTTCCAAAGAAGTCTCATTCAAGTCAGCGGCGGTAGCTGGGCGATTCGAGTTGGTTCCACCGTTAACCAAAGGGTGAGCCGTGGAGAACAACGCCACGCCATCACCGCCGACATAAGCAGCAGAGAAACCGTTGTTGATAACAGCAGCAGCTTTTACCTGCTTGGTGTAGGCCATAGCGCGAGCCAGACCTTTGGTGTAGCGAGCAGACAAGCTATCGTACAAGTTATCTTCCACAGCTTCTTCCGTGATGGAGAAGCCAAGGGCGATAGTCTCGTGGTTGTAACGAGTCGTCCAAGCTTCTTGCGCATTGTCATAAGCAATGGCTTGGCCCTCGTTCTTAACAGGTGCAGCAGAGAAGCCAGACAGCTTCGTCTCTTCTTCGAAAGAACGCTCGGAGGTTTCAGTTTCATAAATTTCTTTATGCTCTTCACCATAACGGGCGTACTCTAGACCGGACAAAGCATTCAGACCGGGGAGCAACTCTTTAAGTAGCTGTGCGCGTGAAATAGCCATGATTTAACTCCTCAAACAGCGGTAGCAGTGTAATACGAATGCACAGCGAAGTTGATCTTGACCAACATCTCCGGGAACTGCGTAAACACAATGGTAGAGCTAGCGGGAATCACCGTAGCAGTATTGCCAAGCGAACTAGTGGCGACGTTGATCGTCACAGAGGTAGCACCCGCTGCGGCAGCGGTGGTAACAAACGAACCAGTACGGATTAGCTGACCAGTTGGAGAAGCACCGCCTGCGATATACGCCACATCTGTCCCAGCAAGAATTGCGCTAGGCAAACCAGTTCCGGTAAGAGTAATAGTCGTAGACGAAGACGAGCCAGTAGCCGAGATAGCCGTACCAGTGTCAGGTTGCACACCAACAACACGAACTGGGAAAGCAGCCGTGGTAAGCGTTGCCGAGTACAACAGCGCATTGGCCGAGTTGCCGGTGTTCACGTTGCCTGTACCGTCAACCATCGAGTAGTTCTGCCCAATCATGGCATAGTTACCAGAAGCTATAACGGTTGTGCCAGACACAACTGCCGCTTTGAAAACCGTATCCGGGTCATCGCAAATGATAGCAACCGCATCGCCCGACAGCGTACCACCGGGCCAAAACTGTTGGAACTGCTTCTGCTTTGTCACCGGATTCGTAAACGAGCAGCCAAGAAAGACTCCGACCAGACCTAGACCTGTACCGCTAGTAGTGACAGCAGCGCGGGTAGCATTACCACGGGTAAGTTTTACAAAATCACCGTAGAAGATGCTTGTCGCATCGCCATACTGAATAGGCACTTCACGGGTAGAACCCGCAAATACTTGCCCGCCGATCAGGTTGATCGGCTTTAGCCCGTAAGGGGCATCAATAACCGGATAAGCCATAAAGGACTCCTATATTTAAGTACCAGAACCAAAAGTCACCTTCGAGCGTTTGTCCGAGAACAGTGGCATACGAGGGTCACTATCGCGTAAAAAGTTATTGTCTACAGACTCCATCTGAGCTTTGTTTTGGTTAGCGTAATACGCTTCCCGTTGTTCCAAAAACTCCGAAGGGATTCGGCAAAGCAATAACCCACCAATTTCGACGTTACCTTTAAAACGTCCTTCTGAGGTGGCGTGCACCAATAGCTCGGGATACTCATCTGCTTTGCAGGGTTCGTAGCCTTCGCGTAGCTTAGAGGAGATGTTACTAAGGTCTGCGTGGCCAACCATACTAATACGAACCCAACGATGTGTCCAACCGGGCCGAGGATCGGGAGACGGTAAGGTCTCAGGAGGACGCCACGCTTGTGGACGCATACTAGCGGTACGAGAATCAAGTTCACGGACCATACGATTTGGCGATTTTTCAGCAATTTTTTCCATAATTAACCTCTTTTAAGCAAAGCAACCTGTTTAGCGTATTGTTCTGGAGTAACCCCAAGTCGTCTTGCGATGTTGACTTCTGATTGCTTCAGCCTAATACGGGTAGGCGGTGTGCTACGGGTAGCCGGGGCCACAACCGAAGCTGGTTTTGTTGCACGGATTTGGACAAACTCCTCTTCCGGTTCTGATTTTTTGGGAGGTAAATCATCCTCATCGCTCTGGGCATCTTCAAAATGCTCAGGAAAACGCTTGCGCATTGTTTTGTCAATGGTCTCGAAGTATTTCTCGGAACCTATGAAGTCAGCACCATACTCTCGTTGGAGTTTCCTGTCAAGTCCCGATGCTGCAGCAGTCATTTCTTCGTCTTTGCCCCACCAGTCCGAGTTTGCTTCTATCCACTTAGCTGTTCGCGGGTGAGTTTTTTGCTCAGGCGCTTGCCGTTGTGGTGGTTCAAACTCTTTATCCTCGGCAGGGATAGGCTTCATACTCTCGGCCTTATCCAATTTCAACGCAGCTTTGGCAATTTTTGTCTGCGCTGCAGCGAGTAAATCGGGGTCGCCAGCTTCATAAGCCTCTTTGTAGTTGCGTTCAGCGGCTTCAAGTTCCGCCTGAGCAGTGTTTTTGTTCTGCTCAATAAACACTTCGCTACCGCTAGAAAGCTGTTGTTTCAGACGTTTATTGTCCTCAAACACTTGTTTGGCAAATTCTTCCGCAGCTTGGCGCTCGCGCATTGCTTCTTCTTTAGCCCTACGTTCGTCGTGGTAGCCACGAGTAAATTTCTTGATACGCGCTTGAACCTTTTCGTCGTACGAAGAAAGTTCGTCGTCCGTGGGGTCTTCTGGGGGTGCTGCGGGTTTACGATTACGATCTTCCTTGGGAGTATCGTCCTCAATTTCAACCTCAAATTTTTCATCTACAGCATTTACTTCGTCGGGAAACTTAAAGTCATCCCCTTTAAATGTAGCCATATTTACTCCTTATGCAGCGCGGCTGACGCCACGCGGGTCTTCAACAACTGCTTCAACAGAATCATCGTTAATGATTCGGAATTCACGCCCATGAATCTTCAAGCGGGTGCCTGTATTCGGACGCACGATGACAAAATCACCTACCTTGCAAGATGGCCCCGATGGGAATCGGCTTTCGTCTTTGTAGGCGTCAGGCCCAAACTTAACTACAAACAACACTGGGGTTAAAACCTCCTCGTGGTGCATCATGGTTGAAGTTTTGACTAGACCAGATTCCCCAATCTCTTCCTCCGCATTTGGAACAATGCACAGAATGTGAAAGCGTTTAGGCTCAGGCAACTGCTTAGCTTTTTCTTCGGAGTCTTTATTAAGGATTCCAGAGAGGTCCACCGCAGCGGTATCAAATTCATTCATTTTCAAATTTCTCCATACGTTGCACGAGGTCGTTGACAATGGTTTCTGCATGGCTTAGACCCCGGATAATCCCGCAGATATGCCGGTATTCAGAGAAGTCCCCTGCTCTACCGGTAGAAAGAAAACTTACTTGCTCTGTGCGTAACTTGTCAATCTCGCGTGCAATATGTGCAAGTACTCTATGGTTGTCCATTATTTGGTTTCCTTAGCTGGTTTTTGAGTTGCTTGAAACTGTTGAATAGCTGCCTGACGCTGCTGATGTGCAAGCTGCGACTTGTGTTTTGCTGCATCCAAGCCCATGCGGTTGTGGTCAGTCTCGTGCTGTTTAGACACGCGCTCCCGAGCTGTAGCCGCCGTCGCTTCAATCTGCATAAGGGCGATCTCCTTCTGCGAGTCGATACGCGCCTGCTCAATAGTCAACTGCGCTGCTTTCGCATGGGCGTCGGCGTTCTGCTTCTGCGCTTTGAGTTGCAACTCTTGCTGCTTCAACTGCAGTTCTTGCTGCTGCATCTGCACCACTGGGTCTTGTTGTTGCTGCTGAGCTTGCTGCTGCTGTGCCTCTTGCTGGTTCTGCTGTAAGAGTTGCTGCGAAGCCTTAGCCGCCATCATCGCAATCTGGTCGGCAAGCTCAGGAGAAACTTCCTTGTTCTGATCCTTATTAGGCAGGGGCATACCCATCGCCTGCTCAATCTGTTTGCGGTACTCGAAGGCAATATGCTCGTTCATATGCGCCATAGCTGCGGCCATGATCGCTTGTGCCTGTGGGTTCATCTGCATCAGTTGCTGAATCTTCGGGTCTTGGATTGCAGAGTGGTGCACTTGGATGTGCGCTGGGTGGTTCTGCTCAATGAACGCCTTGACTGGTTTGCCTGTCAGGAAGTCTTGGTTCTCCTGCACTGGGTCCACTGGAACTGCGTCGTCTTCAGTAGGTACAAGCTTGGCGGCGTTCTTGATGCCCAAAATCTCAATCATCTGACGATGCAGGAGCGGCAAGTCGTACAACTGAGGAGCGGACTGGGCTAACTGGAGCACAGCTTGGTACTGCACAATCTTCTGGGCCATCGTCGCAGCGTTAGGGTCGCTGACTGGGATCACATCCACAGCGTCATAGTCGGACTTCTTAATGTCCCGGCTACCACCTTGAGGCTCGTAGTTGTACTCCTCCGGCGTGTAGTCGGCGATGATGACCTTCAGGAGCTTGAACTCTTGCTTCATAGCGTAGTGCAGGCGGGCCTGAACTGCCGTCATCACCTTTAAAGTACGCTCCAACAGAGCTAGGGTTGTGCCTACTGGAGCATTCGCACTCATATCGGAGACGTTCATATCACCAGAAGAGGCAAAAGCACGGCCCTCGGACACGATATTCTGGAACAAAGAGAACAAAACTTGGCTCGGTTCCTTGTACGGGAGGGGTAAGATGTTGTCACGGATGCTTCCGCTAGGCACATCTACGTCCCGGAATTCGCCCGGAGCAATAGGCGTATCGTCTCCTTTGATTCGTAAACCTCTGGATTTCAACCCACCGGGCAAGTTAGATAGCGTGCCCGCGTCCACCAACTGACGAATGAGCATCGTGGACGACTTCGCGTACCCACCAATCAGGTGGATCAACCCATAGCCGTAGAACCCAAAGCCCGGAATGTACTGATAGTGCACGAAGTGCTGGCGTTTAATTTTGAGCCTGTCGCCCTCGTACCAATTCCTACGAATGGCCAGTACTTTTCCAGTGCCCTTCTCTATAGTTACTACGTACGGCAGCGCGATCCCAGTCATCTCGCCTTTCTTGTCCACGTCCTCATAGCCGGGAAGGTCCAAGTCAATGTGTAGCTCAAGTATGCGGAACCGATCATCCTGCGTAGCAGAAAGCCCCTGCTCCTCAGCCTTCTGTTTCTCGATCTCATCCAACTCGTTCGACGGCTCACCAAGGTCGATGTCACGGTAGAACCCAGCGGCCATGAGCTTCTTCAACTCATTGGGTGTTTTCCGCATGACGTGCGTGACCCGCTCGGCAGACTCCAGATTACTCGCGCCGTACGGCACCACAATATCCTCCGCTGGGATGAACATCGCCACTTGGCGTCCCTTGCTTGGATCAAAGTACACCTTCTTGAACGCCGATCCTGCCAGAGGCAGTGACCACAACAGCTTCTCATGCTCCGGGCGGTACTCAACCATAACCTCAGTTAGCTGATAGTTCATGTCCTCACGAACCCGCGCTGCAGACTCCTCGGCCAATAGGTCAATAGCTCCAACGATCTGCGTCTTCACCGGACCCATAGCTGGGAATGTCTCCATCATTGCTTCTGACTGGAACCTTACAACTGATTCTGTCAACATTGGGTGAAACACACCGCACGCCCCTTGCCACGGCTCAGTACGCTCTTCGTACTTCAAACCCAAAAGCTTCAGGCCATCTACATACGTGCGTATCCAGTCTTTGCGGTCAAGAATGTCCTTGTCCACGTCTGCTACAAGCTCAGACCCCAGCGAGTCCAACTCGCTGTCACTCATGTACTCAGTCAGGTTGTCGTCAAACCCTTCCTCGTCTGAAGTATCTCTTGGCTCCAAGTCGATCTCCATACCATCCATGTCAATGTGCACAGCCTCTGGGTCTTCAATCTCGATCTCAACATCCGGGGCGGATTGAATATCAGATAGCCCTTGGGGAGCCGCGTATAAACCTTTGTCCATTGCCATGATTAATCCTTTGTGTCCTTAGACTGTATAGAACCGTTCTCGACGGCCACTTTTAAACCATTTAAGCTCTTCTGGCTCGTCGCTCGGCAGGCGGAGAAACCCTCCTTGCCGGAACCGCATCAGAGCTAGAGTAGTCGCATCAACCAAGTCATCGTGTTCGCCGGAAGGGAACGCAGCGATCTCATCGACCAACTCTTCCGCCCAGCGCGTGCGGGGAACCCACACTTTCCCAGACGCAATTATGTCTGAGACTGCGTTCAGACGGGCAATTTTGTCTTGCCCTTTTCCCGGCGTGAACTCCTGCACAGGAATACCCATCGCACGAAGCTCATATATAAGAGGGGCACCGGACGCTTTCTTCTCAATCAGTATCCCGTCTGGCTCAAACTCGTTGTACTCAGCGATCACGTCTCGTTTCAAGTCCGGGAACTCAACCCGCTTCTTGTAGGTGTTCAGCAGGATGATGTTTGCAGTCGAGTTATCTTCCTCGTTTATCCACATCCCCCACGTCGTGCCCGCAGAATAGTCAGCCCTCTGGCTTTTCTCAAACGCAGTGTCCCACGTCTGTAGTATGTAGTCACACTTGGGTGGCAGGTCTTTCTCCCACCACTTCCACCAGTCGCGTTTCACAATCGCGCTCTCATTCCCCACTGGATTCTGCTGGTACTGCGCCTGCCACTTGGAATTGGGCAGCTCTTCTCTGAGGGCTTCAAGCTCCTCAAATGACCAAAACTCTGGCCATAAGGGTTTACCCGAAGGGAGAATGGCTGGAAACTCAATGACTTCCCAGTCCTCGCCCGATCTCTGGGCAGCAGATTTCAACACTTGGCCAGTCAAATCCCGCTGCGCCCAGCGTGTCATAACTATAACAATAGCCCCACCGGGCTGCAGACGCTGACGTGGGCCTGACGTGTACCACTCGTACACCTTGTCATAGACTTCCGGGTTGCTCGCGGCCATCGCAGCCTCTTGCTCCGAGTGTGGGTCGTCAATAATGAGTACGTCAGCACCCTTACCGGTCACTGTACCCCCTACGCCGATAGCAAAATAGTCACCACCCTTGCTGGTGTTCCACCTTCCAGCAGCTTTTGAGTCCACTTGGAGCGTCAATTCGGGAAAAATGTCGTGGTAAACCTCAGAATCGACCAGATTTCGCACCTTCCGACCAAAACCCACGGCCAATTCGCCCGTATTGGAGCTTTGGATCACCTTCTTATTAGGGAACTTACCCAAAAACCAAGCAGGGAGCAGATAAGAAGCAAATTCTGACTTGGTATGCCGAGGAGGCATGTTAATAATAAGTCTTTTGCACGTTCCATTTGCTACCCTTTCAAACGCTTCGGCCATTCGCTTGTGGTGACGCCCAGAAATAAAGGTTGGCCACACCTTTTCTACAAACTTAATGAATTTGGTTTGGCAAAGTTCACGCTCTTTGAGCTTCTCTAGCTTATCCAGCTGCGCTTCGAGCACGCGCAAGTCAGACTCTGTAAGTTTCCCCGCAGCTATGAGTGCTTCGATATCCCTAAGAGAAATGCTACTCATCTATTTCCCTTGCATACTCCCCATCCGGGTCCTCGGGGTCTATGTCATCTTCGTCGGGGTCTATATATTGCTCTTGGGGCATAGGGGTTAACCCTAGCTGAGCATCCAGATCGTCAATCGGAGTAATGTCCGTGACCGTTGCATTGAGCAGGCGCTTGATGCGATCCTTGATTGAGTTCTCAAGGGAGCTGGAAGTTGTGTGGTGCACCGTAATCTCACTGCGCTCTGTGAAGATTCCAATGTCGCTGTGTTTGCCCAGTAACTCTAGGGCCTTGAGTTCAAACTTGGGGTCTCCGCAGTCTGCCAACTCAATCAGTTTATTCGTAATGAAGTTGCGTGCCTGAATGGCATCAGCAATTGCTTGGTAATCGTAGTTCTTGAGAATCAGCGCAGCTTTCTTGGCCACACCGGGAACGCTTATGGTTTTGGGAGTGTTGCCTTTTGCTTCACCCTTGATTAGCGCACGGGCCTTCTCTTCATCTTCTTCGCTGTAGTCAATGCTGCCACCAAGCTGGTCAATCAAGTCTGCAGTATTAGCTGCAATAGCTATGCTATCCGCATGAGTCTTGGGTTGCTCATCGGACAGGTCAAATGGCAGTGGGTGTTCTGCAGTAGGAGTCAACTGGATCATGTGCACCGTTAAAGTTACGGGAATGGGCGGACTGTAGCACAAAAAAATATAGGGGTGGGGGGTTGGCGATTTAGAAAAGTGACGGGGGGTGTTTTGGAATTAGGGTTTTCCCTGAGTGCTGGGAAAATTTTATAGGGGGTGGGGGGTATTGTTACAAAAAATATAAAAATGAAGATCGAGTGTGCAAAGTTACAAAAAATATAAAAACGGTCTTTGGGTGTGCAACGCACTGTGTAAGAGGGTCAGGAGTCCCAAGCAGGCTAAATGGGGGCATGGGGTCGTCGGATAGGGTTTACAACGAAAACGCTTGACATGGGGGTCAATTTGTAATACAATCAGCCCATGAACAACGCATTGTCGTTCATTAGCAAGTCGGACTATCTCCGGCGAATCAGAAAGGTTAGAAATGTCAAATTCAAAATTGACTCTCGCATCGCCCGAAGTGATTAAGGCGGTTGGTTTGGCGGTTGGTCAAGAAGATGTCGCTAACGACAAATGGGTCAGCGCGGCTTCTAAGCTGTACATGGCTGACGTTCGCCATGGTGACTTGGCTGACCCCAAAGGCGAAAAGTATGTCGCTATTCGCGCTATGGTTGTTCAGGCCCAAAAGCCGAACGTGATAACCCTGCTCATGGCGGCATCGACGGTCGGCTTCACCGATCAGGAACGTGGAGACCGCCGCTACTATGCGAATCGCGTGGACAATGTGCACATGAAACGCGTACGTGAACACTTGAAACGGTTCGAGGAAGCCGAACGCGGCGCGGCTGATCGGAAGACCATGGGCGAAAGCATGGCTAAGAAATGCCAAGACATGATCGACTCAATTCGCAAGGCGAAGGAAGACAAAATCGACTTCGAAGCCGCGAAGGCAATCAAGGCCTTGCAAGACGCTAAGGCAATATTCCTAGCGTAAACCCTAGGGGTCGGGGGGAAACCCCCGACTCCGACCAACCGGAGAAATGAAATGATTGACCCGACTAAATCCAAAATTGTTCGCAGTGCACTAAAAGCCGCGATCAAACGTGAAAATGAAATGCGATTCATTATTGTTGAAACCAGCGATACACTTTTCGAATTTGACGATATTGGTAAAGCGCTTGAATGGATTGGCACACTATGTAAAAATCGCGTGCGGTTTACTGTAAAGCATAGTAACGGCGTAAAACTAAAACCCGAATAACCAACCCCCCAACCAACTAACCGCCTTCGGGCGGTTTTTTTACGTCTGTCGTTTCCAACGTAAACCTAACCGGAAACCAAGCTACCCTTTCTTACCAGTTCCCTGCGTGGGGGTAGCCCTAAGAGTCTGAGTACATGGGGTTTTTTGATTCCCGCTAGTGTTTACAGTGTAAATGCTTGACACAGAACTCTTTTTGTACTACAATATACACATACGCAGCGATAATGCAGTGTATAGCCCCAAAAGGGTTTTATTAGTGTTTACATTAGAAGAGGTATTAGATTATGACGAATGCAAAATTAACTTTGGCTTCCCCTGAATTGGTTAAGGCCGTGACTGTGGCTTGTGGCGCTGAGGACGTGGCCAATGATAAATGGGTGAGCGCAGCCTCCAAGCTGTACATGGCCGATGTGCGCCACGGTGACTTGGCGGACGTTAAGGGTGACACCTACAAGGCTATACGTAACATTGTGGTGCAAGCCCAAAAGCCCAATATCATCACGCTGTTGACTGCGTCTAGCACAGTAGGCTTTACAGACCAAGAACGCTCAGACCGCAAATACTTTATGAATCGCGTGGATAACGTGCACATGAAGCGCATCGCGCAGCACCTCAAGAAATTTGAGGATACCGAGCGAGGTACAGTAGAGCGCAAAACGATGGGCGAGGTCTACGCCAAGAAATGCCAAGATATGATCGACGGCATCCGTAGAGCAAAAGAAGACAAGATTGATTTTGACGCAGCAAAAGCCATCAAGGCCTTGCAAGATGCTAAGGCAATCTTCTTAGCGTAACATTACCTAATGTTACATAAAGCCCGCTTCGGCGGGCTTTTTTGCGTCCGCTCGCTTTGGCTTACATATTCTCTAGCTGTGTGTAATGTAGTGTACATAAACACAGTATCCCTTTTTACCAGTTCCCGACGTAGGGGTAGCCCCAATGTTATGGTTTACAGCGTAAATGTTATGCTTTTAGGCCTAATGTTACTCTGTACCACACGTAAGTTGTTGATTTATAAGGAATGTTATATGTTACATTGTTATGCGAGGGGTATGAAGGTTGAAAAATTAGGATTGGAGCAAAGACGCAGCAAGAGCAAATTGTACCACACACCCCTACCGGCACCATACCCTTTTTTCCTCGTAACATTGTAACTTTGACACTTACAAATACATTATACTATAAGTTATAAAAATATATATATATAAATCAATGACTTACGAATTCTCTCTCTTCGGAGACCTAAAGTTATGCAGCCGTTACGTTTCCCCGTTTGCCTTCCATTTCGTAACACTGCCCAACCCCCGAAAAAACCCAATACCTTGACATAAGTGTCACTTTGTGGTATACTATAGCTTGGTTAGGGGGATAACGTAACAAAGCTCCCAAGCCAATCCCGGCGCTCTGCGCTATTTAGAAGTCCATCAGAAAGGTTAGTTATGAAACACGCATACACAGCTACGCGCTACACGTTCAACCGCAAGAACGACGAGCAACGCCCAACCGACACCGATTGGGACGACCTCAAGACTGCGCACTACCTGAACACCAACACCATCGACCCAGACATGGACATCGACGGCAGCATTGAGTTCAGTGACATCGACGACGAATACTACGGCCTGAGCATTGTGGAGACACAAAGCGAGATAGAGCTGTTCGAGTTCTGCACAGGGTATGGGTATTAAGACAGGAGCAACACATGGGACAAATCAAACAGCAATACGAGTGCCGCATTTGCGGTGATGGCATAAACCCAAAACGCCACGCCATCGGCTACCGTATCTGCCTGTGGTGCGGTGAGGAAGCAGCAGCCACCGAGCGCACAAGCTGGTGCGTAGTGCAGGAGTACGGCAAAGGGCCATACCAACTTGTAACACCTACCGCAGCACCCGTAACATTGAAGCAGACTAATCAGAAAGACCCAAGAGTATGACCGAGACAACCAAAGACAAACCCAAGTACCTTTTCTACATCGAGGTCACCGAGCCCAAGACGGGCGAGACTGTGCGGTGCGAGTGGGCAGGGTTAACCCTAGCCCTAGCCAAGCAGATGTACAAGGCAACGAATACGAACTACTCCGTGCAATCAAACTACGACGCACCACTTGAGCGGTGCGGCTGGGAGGAAATGAAATGAGAACAACGAAATACATAGAAGTAGAAGTTGACCTAGAAAACTGGGGCGACGACGAGTTAATCGCCGAGTTGTCAGAACGCTGTGTAAGTGGGTACGGTGATAGCTGCATCGACGACGACCTGCGCACCATCCACGAGATGATGAAGCTAGGTAAGAAAGAGCAAGCATACGAAGCAATGTATGAGTACGTGCGCAACAAACTAGGAGTAGCAATATGAGTAGCGAAAACAAACCACAACCACGCAACCATCCAAACGTCATTCACGACCCGAACGCAGTAACTGATGCTGAGCGCGAAGCCATTGAGCGCAAGGTGGGGCTGGTGCTGAGCATGGCGGGAGACACAGGTAAGAACCCAGACATTACCTTAACGGTGCTGTCGTATGCGCTGATTCATTCAGCTATGAGCGCCCACGTCACGTTCGCATCCGTAATCAAGGTGCTGGCCGACATGTGGGACAGCCACCCACGCAACCCAGAAACAGGAGACGATGATGAGTGAAAAACTGCTGTCGCCCGAGGACAAAATGAAGCTGCTGTTCCCGCACCGACCGTGGGAGAACGAGCCTGACACTGCCGAGTGGTACGACGCCGCGACTGGGTACAAGTGCCGCATAGAGCGAAACCACACGACGGGCACCCTCTGTGGATACGTTGGTGTGTTCAAGGGGCACCCGCTGCACAAGGTGGGGTACAACGACGCGGAGTGGGAGAGCTTAATCGACACCCACGGTGGGCTGACGTACAGCAACACTGACATGCACGAGGTGCACTGGTTCGGGTTCGACACTGCGCACGCTGGAGATTTCTGTCCGGGGATAACGCTGGCCATGCTGAGGCACGCACCGGAGAGCGACACCAAAAGCCGGTGGATGCAGGGAGCCACGGGGATACTCGGCAACGAGACCTACCGCACATGGGAGTACGTCGAGGACGAGGTGCACAAGCTAGTGAACGAGCTGTGGACGATAGATAGGAATAGCCGTGAGAGAGGTGAGCCATGAGCAAACATAGCCGTTACTACGTTACAGGCTGGAGCCGAAGGTTTGGGGATTGGATTGCTGAGTCCATTGATACAACCAGCGCGAAGCTAGCGAAAGAGCATTTGAAAACCAAGTACCCCAGCTTGATTAGGCTGAAGGCGTACGCACTAAGAGGAGATTGATATGAAAACATGTGAACTAACAGGCGCTGCCCTTGATTGGGCGGTAGCTAAGTGTGAAGAGCCTTGCGGAGGATACAAGGCATGGGTGCAAGCCAATTTGGAGAGGGGCATTGTTCCTGCTGGATCGCAGTACTCAACCGATTGGCTGGTTGGCGGGCCAATCATTGAGCAGGAGGCAATCCAGCTTACTCCTGACGAATACACATCAACGTGGACTGCGTACACAACGATGGAAGGCGAGCCTTTCGAGTTCACCGGCCCAACCCCACTAATCGCAGCCATGCGCTGCTACGTTGCCAGCTGGTTAGGCGACGAGATTGAAATACCGGACGCACTAAAAGGAGATTGATATGTACAGGAGTAGCAACAGCGCAAGAGTGCGCAAGATTCAATACATCCGTTCGTTCGAGGATGCACGGAAGAGGTACGAGAGCATCAAGCCCATACGTGGGCGGGCCGACGACACCACCCGTCCGTTGAGTGACCGCGAGGCGGTAGATACGTACAGCATACGGAAGCGAGTAAAAGAAGGCAAGGTGAGTTACGAGTGCTATCTGTATGGCACGCCTGTGCTGACGTACACAGAAGGCAGCACCCCAAACGGTGACATAACCATCAACATGGGTAACTATCCATCGGCGTCTACACGTACGTTTATCACAGAGATCGTTGGGCTCCCATGCGCAGTCAGTAACGGGACTAGCTACATAACTCTGCCTAGCGGTAAAGTAGTGTCGCCTAGGATTGGGCCTAAAGTAGTGTTGCCTAGGACTGGGCCGACTGTGGTGCGCAAGAGTGAGGATGGTAAGACGTGGGAACTAATAATAAGTGCGCCCGTATATGAAATCCAACTACAACGCGAAGAAGCCAAAGTCATCCGTGCGCAGTACAAGGAGTTCACCGACTACGTGGACAACATGATTAAGTTGCGCAGAGAGCCGTCACCGTCGGGTATGTGGTTTATGCGAATGGAGTTCGCCGAGTTCAAAGGAGAAACACTGCCTGAAATATCCGACTGGTCGCGTCAAAGCGTCGTTCACGACCTAATGTTTAGGTCTATCGCCACTGGGGGTACAGAAAATTTCTACAAGGCGTTCCTGTTGCTAGTGGCGTCTGCACATAATGTTGGGCTTGTCTACAAAAACCCACACGCACCGGCGTTCAACATTAGGCCGGAAGTCATAAAGGACAAATTCAAAGAGCTGCTGTACAAACACCACAGCAAAGAGGTATTCAAGAAGGTGGAGCTGCCCTTGGGGAAGATTCCAAGCAAGAAGTACGACGGCTGGGTGTAAGGGTTAACCCTAATGGATACCCGTATCCTTGACTTAAATGTACTACTGTGTTATAATAGAGGTTACATTAGGGGATAGTACGTCTCCTAGTGTATTCATCAGAGTTGTTAGTGTGGGCGATATTGCCCGTTTATTAGAAGGAAGTTAGAAATGGCTGAAGTATCTTTTGGTAAGACAATTACCCTCAAGCAAGCTGCGAACCTTATTTGCAGCAATCCCGAGATTGTGTTCCTGCTAGAGGGCGAGCCCGGTATCGGCAAGTCTAGTCTGTTGGAAACAATCGCAACGCGTCTGGGCTACGCCCATGCGTATATTGACGTACCCAATATGGACTTGGGCGACATTGCAATGCCGGTCATCGACCACGAGACCAAGACCACGCGCTACTACCCGAACGCACGGTTCGGTGTGCATACCGGAGAGCCTATCGTCATCATGCTCGACGAGTTCACCAAGGGTGCCGACCCAGTGAAGAACATGCTGCACCCTATGCTGGAGAAGAAGAACCCACGGCTGGGTGACATCAGCTTACATGAGAAGTGCATCAAGTTCCTGACTGGCAATCTAACCACGGACGGTGTGGGTGACAGCTTGAAGGCGCATAGCCGCAACCGACTGGTGCCTGTGCGTGTGGCCAAACCCAACGCCGAGCAATGGGTGGAGTGGGCTATCAACAAGGGGACTGTCGCCGCTGAGGTGATCGCATGGGTGAGCCGATTCCCTCAAGTGCTGGCGTCGTACACGGACGGTGGCCAGAACGACAACCCCTACATCTACAACCCTAAGCGCAACCAGAATGCGTTTGTATCTCCGCGCTCGTTGGAGACAGCAAGCAATATCGTACGCACCCGAGCAGAGAATGACTCAGATGCGGTGATCGCGGCGTTGACTGGTGCTATCGGTGAATCAGGCGCACGGGATATGCAAGCATACATAGAGTTTGCCGATCAGCTTCCAACGTGGGAGGCGACGATCAACAGCCCCAAGACTGCGGCTGTGCCTACTAGCCCCGGTGCTTGTGCAATCGTGGTGTTCGGTGCAATCGCCCGTGTGACCAAGGAGTCAATGGTTCCGTTCATGGAGTACTTGGAGCGGTTCGAGCCCGAGTGGCAAGCGGTGTTCGCCATCAACATTGCCAAGACACCATCGAAACAATCAATCGCCTTTTCCTGCAAGGCGTTCGCTAACTGGGTGGCCAAGAACCAAGACCTGTTGTAAGGAGAAACGTATGGGCTATCGCAGTAATGTGAAGGCGGTGTTCTACGTCCACGCCTCAGCCAAAGAGGAGTGGCCCGCGTTGAGGTTGTTTATTGACGAGAACTTTCCCAAGGATTTGAAAGACAACTTGGAGGTTATCTGCAGCAGCCGCTACAGCGGGTACGTGTTCAGTATGGAGGACGTGAAGTGGTACGACAGCTGGGACGATGTGAAGGCGTTCAATGTGTTTGTTGATAGGTACACGGAGTTGATTGAAGGGGAGGGTGCCGTACTTCCGTGGGTGTATGAGTTCATCCGTGTAGGCGAGGACTACGAAGATATTGAGACTACGTCAGCAGGTAATACTGGATACGTGATTAGGGTCGTCCGAACTATTGAGTCTGACTTCTGATGCTGTACACACAACTAAAAGATTGGCCACGAGGGTACGAGGAGGTGGAGTACTTGGCCAAGGAGTTGAAGCAGCACGACCGCGCGTACTCGGTGCACATTGAGCAGAAGATGTTTGCCTTGCGTTATGGGTCTGAGTACGTGGTGTCCATCATCCGATGGGAAGGTAGTAAGCACAACGGCACGCTAAAGCGCACGCTACTGGGCACGTATGAAGACGCAGTTGAAGCAACCGGAATGCTGAGGTTGTTGATTGGTAATGCTAAGGATGACCGAAGCATGAATATGTATTCTTAACAAAGGAGTAAGAGATGATCGAAGAAAGAAAATTGCAGAAGGCAAAGATTGCCTTGATGCGTAACTCGAAGTTCGCTCTGTTGCAGGGCGTGATGATGGTTGGGCGTACCCGCGTAGCGGATAACTTACCGACTGCGTGTACCAATGGGCGCGATGAAATCTACGGGCGCAAGTTTGTAGCGGAGTTGCGTGAGCCTGAGTTGTGCTTTGTGATTGCCCACGAGGCAGGGCACAAGATGTACCGGCACTTGACTACATGGCGCAAGCTGTACGACGAGAACCCCAAACTGGCTAACTGTGCTTGTGACTACGTTATTAACCTGATGCTCAAAGACCTCGATCCTAGCGGTACGGTTATCACTATGCCGATGGTGAAGGATGGCCCGCACAAGGGCAAGCCGGTTGGGTTGGTGGACGAGCGGTTCCGCAACATGAACAGCAAGCAGGTGTTTGACATTCTCAAGCAAGAGCAAGGTGATGGCAAGGGTGGCCAAGGCGGCGAAGGTGGTGGCTTGGACGAGCACGACTGGGAGGGTGCCGAGGAGATGACCGACGAGGAGAAGAAAGAATTGGCACGGGACATTGACCAAGCCATTCGCCAAGGACTGCTAGCGCACAAGAAGCAAGCGGGCGAGGGTGCTGGTGGTATTGACCGCGAACTCGAAGAGATGATGACGCCGAAGGTCAACTGGCGCGAGGTGTTGCGTGATTACGTGAAGGCTATCTGCCGCAACAAGGATACGAGTAGCTGGCGTAGGGTTAACCGTAGGTTCCTATCCACAGGTGTTTACATGCCGAGCATGATCGGTGAGAAGGTGGGGCACATCGTCGTAGCGATAGATACGTCGGGTTCAATTGGGCAAGCTGAGTTGTCTGAGTTTCTGTCCGAGGTTAAGGGTATCGCCGAAGAGGTGAGCCCTGAGGTTGTGGACTTGATCTACTGGGATAGTGAGGTGGCTGCACATGAGACATATACCGAAGCCGAGGTACCTAACATTGTTAGCTCTACGAAACCACGAGGTGGAGGAGGTACTAGCCCTAGCTGTGTATCTACTTACTTGGTGGAGAAGAAGATCGAACCCCAGTGCATCATTGTCCTCACGGACGGTTATGTGGGCGATGACTGGGGTAGCGACTGGACAGCGCCTGTTATGTGGGCAATCGTCGGCGGTAACGATGTGGTTGCACCAAATGGCAAAACGATTCACGTCAAAGATTAAGGAGAACGACATGATTATTGTTGACTTGGGGTACAGGAGCTACATTATGGCCAACAAAGATGCCTTAGCTCATGCCGAGATTCTGGAGAGGGCCGAGGTGTACGAGCAGAAGTGGATTCGGCCAGAAGACCGCAACGAAAAAAGCGGCGCTGAATACACGCACCACATTTACGCAAACGAGAACCCACTAGTTATGAAGTTAGTTAGCGATGACTTCTACAACATGAGCAAGCTCGCGGGTAAGCCGGAGAAGAAGTGATGGCCAAAGAGAAGTATGTTTTTGGGTGGAGAGACCCAAGGCTACCCAACCTTGGCTGGGAACCCAGCTGTACGTATGTGGTACGACCTATGTACCAAATAGCATGGTTGCCCGTAGACAAATACAAAGTAGTCAAAGTGTATGACCGTATGGGTAGTGACGAAGTGTTAGCAACCAACCTGACGCGGGAAACCGCCGAAGGATTTATCAAACTTTTGAAGGAGAACTGAAATGAGTATTAGTGCATCAGCAGTGTTAGTGGAGTTGAACATCAGTGTGTGGCCTGCGTCGAAGATCGACCGGGAGATGACGGAGAAAGTCAACAACGATGCGGGCGCAGTCCGTGACGCGTCGCAGACCAAGAAGAATCTGTTTGCCGGAACCTCATTGAGGAAGGATATAGAAAAATTCGCGGCTCGCGTTCGGCTCTATCACAACCAGCATACGTTGCCTTGGGCAGACAAGGGTGAGCGCATGTTGCCGACCAAGCTGTTCATGGAGTACAAGCAAACCATGAGTGCGTTCGAGCGTACGTTCGACATGATGTGCAGCAACTTCTTTATCGAGTACCCACGCCTAGTGGCCGAGGCTCCGACTGCGTTGAAAGGTTTGTTCAAGGCAGAGGACTACCCTGAGCTTGAAGAGGTGAAGCTAAAGTTCGGGTTCCGTACATCCATCAATCCGATGCCTGACTCCGGTGACTTTCGCTTGGACATTCCAGCCGAGGACTTAGATGAAGTACGCACGGAGTTTCAAGACAAGTTCGACGAGCGACTCAAAGATGCGATGCGTGCACCGTGGGACAAGCTGCACAAGGTGCTGACGGGTATCTCAGACAAACTGAAGGAAGGTAGCGACGACGAGAAGAAGCGTTACCACGACTCACTGCTGACCAACCCGCTGGAGTTGTGTGCGCTTTTGACAAAGCTGAACGTGACCAACGACCCGATGTTGGAAGAAGCACGTAGGCAAGTAGAGCTAACAATGCTAGGGGCCAACATAGAGAGCATCAAGGAAGATGTCGAGTCGCGCAATGATCTGAAGACCAAGGTTGATTCGATCTTGGGTAAATTTAATTGGTAAGGAGCAGAGAAATGAGCAAGATGAACGCAATGGATTTGCACAACGTGCATGGGAGAGACCTGAAAGACGGCGACGATGGCGTCAAGTCTTTCGTCGTGCACTACGCTATAGCCGAAGTGATATGGGAACTGGCAAGTAAATACCCGCTGTGGCAATTTCATGCAACACACGGGGTTAGACAAATAGACCGTACGCAACTTGCGTATACGTCATTTAAGGTAAAGCTCAATAACAAAGAGTTGGGGTTGATAGCTAAAGCAACTACCCGTAGAGGGGAAGCGGCAGTTAGCGTGCACTGCAAACGTATCTCCGACAAGATGACACGCAAGGAAGCGTACGTAACCGCAGACCAGAAGAAAGCTATTGCAAAAGTGCGTAAAGAGTTTGCGCCTAAGACTACTAGTGAAATTGTAGCTGAAGCTATGGAAAAAGCAGTAGACGGAGCCCGGAGTGTTCACAGTACCACTAACCACCAAACTCACAAGGCGATAGGCCTTGTGCACGCTGGAGCCCTAGAGTTTTTTACCGAGGGGCCGGGGGCAGAAATATACAAATCCTACCTCCATGCTGACCGACCCGAGGATTCAAAGGTTCTGACTGCTATGGACAAGATAGTTGAGCTACAAGCTGAGATGATGACTATCGAAAGTGTTAAAGACAAAATTGGCAAGGAAGGCACTGCGTTAGTTGTACTAGATGAGGGTAAGTACTTAGTGAAAATTCTTGCTGACCTACAACTGTACAACGATACTACGCTTCCTGAAAATTTGCGTGGAAAACTCGGATTGCTCAAGTTAGTACAACTTAATCAGTTTGTATCCAATGCGGGTTTCAGAGTAAGTGATGAAGTTTTTGTTATTGATTTAGGAGAACAAGCATGAACCATAGAGACGACGACCACATTGAAACCCCCCCGCTGTGGGAAATCACCGCAGTGGCTGTGCTTTCCCTGCTGGCCCTGTTCGGTGGCTTTTCACTCCTCATGTTTTGCGTGGGTTATGTGTGGGAGAAGGCGGTATGAAGTACCTATACGCCATTGCGGCAACCCTGTTCCTCACTGCTTGCAACAACGAGCCTAAGCCCCCACTGAAGGAGGGTTGGGTGCGTATCGACTGGCCTGAATACAGTGGCGCTACTTTTGCAGTGCCTATCGTGATGGATGACGGCACCCAATGCGTGGTTGCTGGTGGACGCTACGGCACGGCTATATCTTGCGATTGGAGGAAGAAGAAATGAGAGCAGGTAGAGCAGGGCGCAAGCCTAACCCAAAGCCAATAGCGCCAGCAGATGCTTGGTACACCGTGCTTGCACGGGCGTGGGGGGTGTACAACTTCCCTACAAATAAACCCATTACAGAAACACCTAAAACCGTATGGAGACACTTACTATGACAGGATTTGACAGCAAACGCAAAATTGCGCTGGAAAGGCTAGACGACGACGACGATATCCAAGTCTATGCAAAGCCGAGTAGCAAGCGGCCCGTTGAGGCCGACTACAACTCTCACATTGCATACGCCCGTGCGCTGGAAGTGTTCTGCGACAGCTTGGCACAGCCAGCGCAGGAACCGGTGGCTGAATTTAAGAAATCGGCCCTTTGCAATTACCCACTCCTGACATGGAAAGAAGATTATGTCGCAAAGTTTGGAGACAAACTCTACACCACCCCACCCCAGCCAGTGCAGGAGCCGGTGGCGTGGGGCTTTAGAAATGATGCTGGCGCAATCTACGATTGCATTTCACCCGAAGCACACGCAGAGGTAGAGGGTGACTACACCGTTCCCCTCTACACCACCCCACCCCAGCGCCCGTGGGTAGGGCTGACAGACGACGAGGAAATAGCGGATTTTTTGGGCGAAGACTTTCATACCATGACAGAAAGCGAAGAGCGTTTTTTTAGGCTTGGCGTGCAAGCCGCGAAGGAGAAGAACACATGAACGAAGATGAATGGCGCAAAAATGAATGGAGGTGTAGTCACGGTTGGTTGCGCGGCGAGCAGTGCGAAATCTGCAACGCACCCAAGCGTGAGTGGGTAGACCTGACACCACAAGACTACGCCGAGATATTCAGAACCGCACGAAACGTCGACCACGCTGCGCGACTCGCCACAGCGAAGCTGAAGGAGAAGAACTATGGGTGAACGATTGATTGAAAAGTTGGACAGGCTTGGCGCAGAAGCGGGCATACAGGGGATGACGCCTGAGATACGTAGGTTTGCTTTGCTGGTACGAGCAGACATGGTAGCGCAGCCAGCGCAGGAAGTACTCTATGGAATGAACCAAGACGATTGGAAAGACGTAGTTGCCGCGATAGCCAAGGTGCGTGATGGTAGGGGAATATATTTAGCATGTCGCCCTGCGGACGTGTTTCAAGATTGGTTTCTCGCGCTCGGTACAACCAAGGTGAAGGAAAAAGCATGACTAAAGACGACGCACTCACGCTTGAGGCTTTGAAATATGCTGCTAGTAAGGGTTACGGGCGCATTGTGCGAGAAATGAAAATTGCCCCATTTACCATCAAAGAAGCCTTGGCACAGCCAGCGCAGCCAGCGCAGGAGCCTGTAAATATTAGAGCTAAATTTTTAGCCGAGAACATTGTGGAGGCTATTGATTGTTTGGACTTTGCCGGAGCAAAAGCCACTCTTGAAATGCTCACCACCCTAGCACAGCCAGCGCAGGAGCCGCCGTCAGAGTGGGCGGGCATAAAAGCAATACTGGATGAGTATGGGTTGCAAGCAATTGACTTTGTAGCTGATTGGAAAGCAGCGCAGGAGCCTGTGGCGTG